TTGTTATTAAAAAATAAAATATTTATGAATATTTCCCTATAAAAATATACAAATAATATTTTTTATGAAATATTTAATCCTTTTCAAAAAAATTTAATAGTTTTTTTGAAAATGAGTGTATAATATTTATTACATTATTCAATTTATAAATATATTAATTGAATAAACCAAATGTGTCAACCGTCCAATTTATATATTTTATAAATAATTATTATTTATAAAATAATAGCAATATTTAATGATATATTTTATGAAATATTTAATAATTTTATTTAAAATAGGTATAATATAATTATAATTATTATAATTTAAAGAAATTATAATTATTATAATTATGGATTTTTTTAGTAAAACAAATACATATCGTAATGTTGATATTAAAGTGCCATGGGTTGAAAAGTACAGACCAAGAAATTCAGATGAAATATTATTAGAACCTTTTATAAAAAAAAAAATAAATAAGATATTTGAAAATAAATCAATTCCAAATATGATAATTACAGGTGAGCCAGGTACAGGAAAAACATCTACCATATTATTTTTAGCAAAACAAATATATGGAGATAAATATATAGATAATGTATTAGAATTAAATGCTTCAGATGATAGAGGATTATCAATAATTAATAATACCATATATCCTTTTTCAAAAAAAAAAATAAGTTTAAACATTAATAGTAATGATAATTATCCTGAACATAAATTAGTAATATTAGATGAAGCAGATTCTATAACATCAAAAGCTCAAAATTTACTATCTAATATTTTATCAGAATTTAGAAATAATACTAGGATAGTATTTATATGTAATGATTGTACACAAATTATAGAATCAATCCAATCAAAATGTATGATTATTAAATATCCTAAAATTAGTTATCAAAATTTATTTAATAAAATTGAATATATTTGTAAAAATGAAAATATTGAATATGATGAATATGGAATACATACATTATTATTTGTTTCTGATCAATCAATAAGACAAGTTATTAATAATTTGGAATGCATATATTATTCATTTGATAAATTAAATAGTGATAATGTATATAAATTATTAGATAAACCTAAACCATATTATATATATCAAATTATAAAAAATTGTTCTGATAAAAATTATAATAAATGTATAAGTATTCTTAAAGAGTTATGTGCAAAAGGTTATACTGCTAATGATATATTATTAACATTTATGAAATATTTATTTGAATATGATAGTAAAATAGAATTATTATATAATAATTCAATTAATGATGAATATATTCAACATAATTTAAGTGAACAAAATAAACTAGAATTATATAAAATTATAAGTAACTCATACATAAAAATAAATAATGGAATAGATACTTTTTTACAATTATGTGGGTGTATATCTCAAATATATTTATATTTACAAAATTTAGATACTAATATGTTATAAATACATTAACTTTCATAATTTATTAGACTTTTTATGAAAATTTTAATAATTTTCATAAAAATGAATTTATTTTAATAAATCATATATTTTTTGATATTTAATTTTATCTAAAATATTATTATTTTTAGTAAATGTATTAAAAATATTTAAACTTAATTCTTTAGTTATTATATTTTTATTTAATAATAAATGTAATAATTCTGATAATTTTGATGATTCATATTTATTAGTTGAAAAATATTTATTAAATAAATGCATTAAAAAAATATTTATATTATTAATACATTTATTATGTATAAAATATATAACATCTTCTAATAATTCTATCATAATATATTCATCAAAAATATTATAACATTCCAATTGAAATACATCTTTATTATCATTTGACTTATTAATAACATTAATATTTATACAATTATCATTATTAATAAATAAACTTTCTAATAATACAATATCTCTTATATTATTAGCTTTTGCAATTTTATCTTTAATAATTAGTGTATCTTCAGTTGAAATTTTTTTATCAATTAATTTAATCCAATTATAAATATCAGTTAAATATTTATTTTGATTTAAAATTATAGTTTTGCATTCTTCTAAAACATCAGTTGATAATATATTATAATCTACTAATTTTTTTATTATAATTTGGGTATTTATTCTAAATATTTCATCTAAATCTAAAATAATATTAAAATCAGTTTTTATATCACAATATATATATTTAAATTGTGATTCTATTAATGATATAATGTATTCTTCATTATAATTTAAAACTGAATTATATATCATTATTAATTTAAATAAAAATATTATATAATCGTTAACAAATTTAATGTCATTAATCATTTTTTTATATATGATATTTATAATTTCATTAAATACTATTATATCAATTTTATTAATATTTTCTATAAATTCATTTAATAATTGATCTACATTATTATTTGATAATTTATTTAAAATTAAATTTATTTTACTCGTAATAGTTTCTTTTTTATTTTGTATTTTATGATTTTTAAGTATATTTAAATTATTTTTTTTAATATTTTTTATTTTATTACCAATTAAGTCATTTAATAATATTAATTTATCTTCATTAATATACTTACATTCATCCAAGTTTTTATATTGTAAAAATATATCAATATTCATTTAATAAAAAATATATAATATTCGTTTAAATAATATCTTAATATATTTAATGAATAAATTATTTAATTTTATAATATTATTATATTTTGGAATACTTATTATATACATTTATAATAAATATCCTCATATTATAATAAAAAAACAAACACACTCAGATATTTTAAAATTTAAATGTGATAGTATGAAAATTATATATTAAATAATTTAAGAAATTCATTTTTTTCAATAATTGTTATATTTAATTGTTTAGCTTTATTTATTTTATCTGATATATCATTAATATTTTTAACTATCAAATATGATGTATTTTTTGAAATTGATGTAGTTACTTTACCTCCATTATTTGTTATTAACTCTTCTAATTCTTTATCTCTAAATCCAGAAAATACAATTATTTTATTTAATAAATATTGTGTTTTTGATGGTGTGATATTTTTAAAAGTAAAATATTTATTTATAGATTTATAAAAATCTATAAATTTATCAAAATTAGATACAAATAATGATGATGATTTGGTATCCCATCCATTTATTTGATTTAAATTATTTATAAATTCTTCATTAGACCATTTATTATTTAATATATTTGGATATAAATTTAAAATTAATTTAATTTTTTCTTCACCTATACCATGACCTAATATATTCGATGCTGCCATTAATTTATATAATGGTATATTTTGTGTACATTTTTTAATTTGATCTAATATATTATTTATAGTTTTATCTTTAAATCCTTCTATATTCATATAATCATTATAATTACTATTTAAAATTTTTTGAATAGTATCTAAACCTGAATTTACTATTTTTTCAATAGTTTTTAATCCTAATCCTTTTGCATTTAAATTAGAAAAAAAGAAATATATATTTTTTATTATTACTTTTAAATTATTTTTTGTAGTATTCAATTTAATATGTACACCTGATTTAGTCCAATGCCAATTATCTTTTGGTAATTGAGGTTTGGTAGATTTTATTACTTTTTTAATATAAGGTATTACATCACCACTTCTAATTAATTCAATTTCAGTATTTGGACCTATTGAATTATCTATTATATATTTTGCATTAAATCCTGATGTTCTTTTAATTTCAACACCCCCTATAGTAACTGGTGTTAATATTAATGTTGGTATCAAATACCCATCTTTACTTGGATTCCATTCTATATCTATTACTTTTGTAATTGCTATTTGTTCATCTAATATATCTTTAAATGCAAAAGCATACTCAGGATTGCCCTTAATATTTCTTTGATTCAAACTACAACTAGTTACTATAATACCATCTATATTATATATAGATTTCTGTTTTCTTTCTTTGAAATATTCAGATAAATATGTATAATTTAATTCATGATTAATATTTATATTATGTACAACATTAAAATTAAGATTTGATAATATTTCTAATTGTTTTTCTATTTTATAAAATGGATCTATAATTTCATAAGTTACTATCTCAGAATCTACTGCAAAAATAGGATTTATTTTTATACTATTTACAAGTCCTGCTATTGCATTTCTACTATTTTTAAGATTTTCATTCCATTTTTTTTTAAATATATCTTCTTTTATTATTAATTCACCTCTTAGAGCAATTAAATTTTTAGTTCCTTTGATCTTATTTTTATTACAATATTTTTCTATATCTTCAAATGAAGGTATTTTTAAATATTTTAATAAAGATGATATGTTTGTTCCTTTTTCAGCTGTTCCTCTAGTGAATAATTTAATTTCACCACTAAATTTATATATTAATAATGTAGATATTCCATCTAATTTATCTGATAAATTATAAGGTGGATTATATTTATTAGTCCATATTGATAATTGATTTGATGTTGGTTTTATCTTATTCATAGAACCTAACCAATAATCTAATTTTTCTACTTTCTTTGATTTGGATTCACTACCTACTTTACTTAAAATTTTTGATTTCGGATTTTTTTGTCTTAAAAAATCAATTAAAATATCATATATTGCATCTGATATTACAGGATTTGATGTATTATAATATTTATCAGACGCATAAATTATTATATCTTCTATTTCATTAACTTTTAAATTATTTATATAGTCATATATGTTATCACTTGAATTTAGACTTTTTATAAATTCTGCCATTTATAATTATAATATAATATAATAATTAATTTTTAAATAAATCAATTTTTTTATAAAAATATATTTAATTATTTCATATAAAAACTAATAACAATTATTAATGATATTACTTGATGAAAAAATTGATTTATTTAAAAATTATATTTATAACATCACTAATATTAATGTCTCTTGAAAATATTATTTATCAAAATAAAATTCCTAAACAAAGATCTAAACTTGCTATTTTTGATGTAGATGGTACAATTATAAAACCAAAAGATGGACGACAGTTTCCAAAAAATAAAAATGATTGGCAATGGCTACGTAAATCTGTACCAGAAACAATTAAACAATATTATCAAAAAAAATATATGATTATATTTTTAACAGATCAAACAAAACTTTGGAAAGTTGATATGATAAAAGAAGTTATTAAATGTCTAGATATTCCAATAATTTGTTTAATTGCAATGGATAAACAATTTCATAAACCAAATCCAATATTTTTCCTTGAACATTTTAATGAAAAATATAATAAAGATAAAAGTTTTTATGTAGGTGATGCAGCTGGTAGAAAAAATGATTGGTCTGATCGAGATAAGGAAGTTGCATTTAAATTAGGTGTTAAATTTTATGTTCCAGAAGATATATTTCCATTAGAAATAATACAAAATAATGATTATATTAATTTTTTTCACGATAGAGAAGTTATCATAATGATAGGTTATCCAGGATCTGGAAAAAGTACACTTGTTAAAAATATTTTTGAACCAAAAGGATATATTAGAATAGATGGTGCTAGTCTTAAAACATCTAGTAAAATGATAAAGGAAGCATCTAAATATATTAAAGATAATTCTATTGTATTTGATGCAACAAATGGCACAAAAGAAAAACGAGCACAATTTATAAATTTTGCAAATAAATATAATGTGCCTGTTCGTTGTATATGGAAAACAACATCAATTGATATTTCTATGGAACAAAACAAAGAAAGAGAAAATAAAGTTCCAAATATAGCATTTTATACTTATCGTAAAATTTTTGAAGAACCTTCTATTGATGAATTTACTATCTTATCTAGTAAGATTTTGGAACAAAAACAAAATTTATTTTCCAATGCAATTATTAAAGTAGATTAATATTAGGTAATAATTAGTTTACAAAATATATATTAGACTCATTTTTATGAAATTTTTGATAATTTCATAAAAAAGAATATGTATATTATTTTTTTATACCTATTTCGATATATCCATTTTATAAAAATTATTAGATGTATTTAAAAATAATATTATATAAAATTATATAATTTTGGGAGTAATAATTATCTAGCCTTGATCAATACTTTTTCATTTTTTATGAAATTTTTATAAAAATAAAAAGTAATTTTAAATTATTATTTATTTAAAGAATATATTTTATTATGTGTATAATGTTTGATATAAAATATAATTTAATGGAAAATCACATAATATATTTTAATGATAATGATAATGAAATAGTTATAATAACTGCTTTTTACAATATAAATAGAAGTAAATGGACAAATTTTAGTAGAAGTGAAGATTTTTATTTAGAATCACTTAAAAAATTATTGACATTAGAAAAAAATGTTATAGTATTTATAGATGATCAATATTATAATAATGATTTTATACAAAATTATATTCATAATATAAATAAATTAGGTAGAACAAAATCAAAGATAATACCTATTAATAATGAATGGTTATATACACATTGTGCATCATGGAGGAAAAATGAAATATCAGTAAAAATAATGGATTCTATAGAATATAAAGAAAAAGTTAAACATCGTATTAATGCATATTGTCCTGAAAATATATATTCAGACTATAATGCAATTAATCATTGTAAAATTGATTTTATTAAATATGTTATTGATAATAAAATGATTGAAAATAATGATTATATTGCTTGGTGTGATTGTGGATATTATGCTACTATTTTTAAAAATAATTCATTTGAATATCCATATGCAGAATTAGACATTAAAAAATTTAATTTAAATAAGTTAAATTTTTGTTTAAAAAATAAGATATCTGAACTTGATAAAGATTTAAATTATACATTAATTTATGCACCAGAAATATTTACCGGATGTTTTTATGCAGGTAGTATAGAATTAATGAATAAATTATATTATTTATATCATGATTGTTTAGATGAATTATATAATAATAATATTTCAGATGATGATCAGCATATTTATTTAAGATGTTTTTTAAAAAGTCCTGAATTATTTGAATTATTTATATCTGAAAATAAATGGCCATCTGCATTAACATATTTTCAAAAAACTTTTAATAATAGATTTGAATTAATAAAAAATTATATTAATAAAATTAAATTTGGTCAATTTGCTGAAATTGGTGTTTGGAAAGGTCATTTATCTGAACATATTTTAACAGAAAATACTACTTGCAATTTATATTGTGTAGATCCATATTTAAATTATCCAGATTATGATGATGCATGTAAATATGATGCTTGTGATAATTTATATAATGAAACTATGAATAAATTAAATAATTTATTTCCTAATAGAACAAAATTTATAAGAAAACTTTCAACGGAAGCAGCAAATGATATAAATCATAAACTAGATTTTGTTTATATAGATGGTAATCATAAATGTCAATATGTTTTAGAAGATTTAACAGTTTGGTATAATAAATTAAAACCAGGCGGAATAATAATTTGTGATGATGCAATTGATATGAATGATTCATTTAGAGATACAAATGGCGATATATATATTCAATGGAATGAACACGCTTTTGGTAAATATGGGGTTGTTCAAGCATGTAAATTATTTACCAAAGAGTTAAATATTCCTTTTTTTAAAAATGATACTCAAATTATTATTTTCAAATCTCTATTTTTAGATAAACTAGATGATTAATTTTTTATAAAAGTAAATATATTTGTTTACATTAATACACCTATTTTTATGAAAATTATTATCTATAATATGAATATTATAATAAATTATATGAACTAATTGAATTAATTAATTTAGATATATATAATGACTATTAAATATTATAAACGATAATACACTTATGAAAGTATATTTAAAAATTTCATAAAAAAGATTATACATATTATATTATCAAAAATTTCATAAAAATTACTATTTTACCATACCTATTTAAATTTTATTTAGAATGACATAAATCAAAGATTCTGTCTAAAGATTGTAATAAATTGAAGATTTATTATAATCATTGCATTTAAAAATAATATTTAATAAATTTATATAATTTTATTAAAAAATAAGTATAATTAATTTTTCATTTTTTTTACGAAATTTTTATAAAAATAGGTGTATTTATTTTATAAAAGTATATTATTAAATTAATTCATATAATACAGAATCATTATTTATAAAATAATAGTAATATTTTATAAATATAGGAAAAAATGATTTACATAATTCATTATTAACTATAAATATATTCTATATAATAATGATATGAAAATCAAAAATTTTTTATCTCATTGTTTCAATATATTGTTAATATTTTTATAATCATTATAAAAATAATAATAAAAAATATAATGAAAGTTTATTAAAACATAATTATATTTTAATTAAATTTTTTAAATTATATCATTTACACATAAAATATAATAATATTTTCATAATACACTCGTTTTCGTGAAAATTATCAAAAATTTCATAAAAAATAAAAAAAAATACACTCATTTTTATGAAAATTATCAAAAATTTCATAAAAAATAAAAAAATATTTATCTTCGATAAATATTTTTTGCATAAAAAAGAATATGTATATTCTTTTTTATGCCTATTTTACTA